GTTAAGCTGGCGGTTGCTNNCACTCCACTCTTAGACTGCAGCAGACCACTCGCGACCGTGCCTTGATAGCGGCCAACATCCACGTAATCCAATTCTTTGCTGTTCGTGAAGTCCCAGAAGCATTTTGGCAAATACCAGTCATCGCCTTGTTTAACCAACGAAACTTGCCAAGTGCTTAATCGTTTATTTTTGTCCTGAGTCTTACGGATATAGAATTTCGGTACCCGGACAAACGCATTACCATACGAATCGGTGACGGTTTTATCCATCAACCCCCATGGGCCACGAGTATCAAAGTCATTTTGAGCGCCATTGATCCCAGCTTTTAGGCCCACCGCAGCATCAGTCCGCTTTAAGACCCCGGATGAGGATCCATCCCAACTAACGCCGTAAATATTACCGTCCACGGCTGGCACTGAGTCACTGACCGTAAAGTATCCGCTTGACCCAACTGCATTTTCAGCATTAACGCGGAACAAGTAATTGCTTCCGGATTCAATGCCATCAGTAACCGTCCCAGTAAGGCTATCAGAATTTAATGCGACTTTTGTCCATTCCGTGCCACCTTGCTTTTGATACTCCAGGCTGTATCCGGTGATTTTAGAGCCACCATCACTTTCTGGTGCCGTGACCGTGTAGTCGAAGCCTTTTTTGCCAGCGTTGTACTCAACTGTCAGTGACGGGATTCCCGGTACTGCGGCGGTCCCCAAGGTAATCACATCAGTAGAGTCACTGGAACCCACCGCGTTTTGGGCCGCCGCTTTGAAGTCATACGTCTTCATAATGTCAACGCCAGTGAGCTGGCCGGTTAAGGCATCAGGTTTAACAATGAACGTTGTCCAGTCATCCACGCTATGATCTTTCCACAGCAAATTGTACTGAATGATGTCACTGAGACCGTCCTTCTCAGGCGCAGTCAGTGTATAGTCAAAGGCTTTGCTAGTTGCGTTGTACGTAACTGCCAGCTTTGGGATTCCGGGCGCCTTCGCTGTGATGTACGGATTGCCGGTTTTCTTGTCAATGGGAGCAATGTCAAATATGTTCTTACCCGTAAACTCTTGATTTGAACCTGTACGTGCTAGGTCAGGTGGCAAACTGCTTGTTAATAGTAACGGATTATTATTAACCGTTGGAACGGTATCAAAGTTGTTAGTACCAGATAGGTGAGCGACTTTGGAATCATCAGCAAACTTAACCCAACTAGTAAAATGATTATAATTATTCCAACAACGCATTCCTAAAACAACGCTATTTGTTCCGTATGCAAGTTGAACCCCATTTGACGAATAATAAGGAATTACCTGATAAATAGTATGGTCATCTCCACTTGGTATTCCATTAGTTCCACTACGTAACATATAAAACCCAGCAGTGATAACAGTATTCATATCAGTTGACTTTAAGTCAGTTACAGTTGAATGTAAAACTTTGGAATCATCAGCAGGTGTGTAACCAATTTTATCTTGCTTGGCGTTAACTTCTTCAATTCCCGCTACATCGCTGGCTGGTTTACGCATATCGGTGACGTTAACTTTTGTACTCAGTCCATTGTTTAAATCGGTGGCCACATCTTTCGTCGTGGCATACGCGTTCCCCTTGCCGTCCGTGGCGCCCCCTGCGAGCGTCTGCGACTTGGCGAAGGTGTTGGCCGCATCGGTCGTCGCGATGTTCTTGGGCAGCTTGCTGGCAAAGTCGTCGTCGGTGACAAATTTGGCGTCGACTTCCGCCTTCGTGTAGTAGTTTTTCATGGTACTCTCAAATACTTGCTGAGTCACCATATTAGCAGGATCAACCACTACAACGACGTTAGAAGCCTTACCCACAGTGGTATTAGTTCCAAAACCCAGATAGGAACCATCAGCATCTTTGTGGACAAAGACAGGATCCTGTAGCACGGTGACTCCATACAAGACTTCTGTGCCATCGTCATCCTTGGCATATAAGGCCGCGGACCGCATCTGATAGTCAGCCTTTGACTCGGCCTGATTCACATCAACTTGTACGTAAACCGTGGTCGTGTTAATTACTTGGACTGCCGTAACCTTCCCGTCTTGTTGAATATTAGATAATTCCGTTAGCTTTGCTAAAGCGTCGTCCGTATCGCTAAAGTGGTCGTCCGTACTAATGGTGGCCCGTGTAAACTGCATCTTTGTTTCATCAGCGCGGACCCGCGTTTCTAACGCAAAACCCGCATCAGTCATAATGGTTCTCGAACTGTCCGCCATTTTATCCCTCCTTTAATTGCGGCACACTCATCGTCGATTCGATAACTTGTGTCGTCTGAAATTGCATTGCGTAGTAAAGCGTGGAATTAACCGTCTTCCTGGAATCCGATTCCAGCTACCCGCGTGGGGGCCGCGACTGATGACCTAATTTGGTCCAGAAGTAAGGCCTCTTTCTCCTGTGAGTCAATATAGATTGCTGGGACATTCAAGACCTCAATTGCCATCGGTTCACCAGTTACGTTCCAAAGAGGGCGTACCCGGAATTCGTGTGGGTCCGCAGAGAGGATTACCGAGACGACATCATAAATCTGGTTGATAGTCCCATCGGTATGACGTCGCGCAAGACGGGCGTAAATCATTCGCCGATAGAAGTCATCATCGGCCTGTCCACGGTAAACGCCAATAAGTTTCCCGATTCGATCAAGAAACTCCTTTTTGGAAGTATCCAACGCCCGCATTTTAAGCATGAAGTTTAGTTGGTCCTCACCTTTACTCATGGGTTGCTCAGCCAGTTGCATCAGCTTCCAGTTATTTGATTCGGTAGAGCGGTCAAAAGATGGTGGCAAGTTCTGTAGGGTTGGATCAATCTGCATTCGTAACCACCTCGATATCTCCATCTTCGTAGGCTACTGCTTCAAAGGTCGCAAGCTGAATATCAGCGGCTGTCAAAGTTTCCTTTGAACGGCCAATCTTGATGTCGGCATCCGTAACCCCCGTAACGCTATAGACCAAAGTATACAGATACGTAAAACGCACCTTATCTCCCATCGTTAAGGAGTTAAGGTACGTTTTAATGTTGTCTTTGATTTGGTCAACACCATCAGATTCAAACAGCGTGCTGTCTATATCTAAAGTAATCGACATGAAGAGTGGGACCCTGGTTGGTCGGTCAAAGTGAATTTCCTGCGGGTGTCCGCCTCGGTCAAGAATTCGGCATACTGTAGAACCCACTGTTTGGGTACCTCCCGCTAGCACGTCACTGATTGCTTGTGCGACGTCCCCATCGATTCCCCCTGCGGCATAGACGTGAATAGACTTAGGCGGATCATCATTAGCATCAGTTTCATTGGTGTCGTTGACGTTGACCTCTACTTGGTCCACACCAGCTACGTTTGCCACAGACGATTTAATCCCGTCTTGAGTGGCTCCAGACAATGATTTCTCAAAAATTTCTACGCGTTTACGAAAGGCCTCATCATCTTCAGTCACCATGCCACCAGTCGCCGCAATCGGGTTTGTCACGGATGTGATATCTTCGACCGGCATTGTCTGCTTAGTAATAGTTTCCGCTGCTACGTTAGCATCGGCGGACTCGTCCATCGATACTGCGGTTCCAGACCCGTTACCATCAGCGTCCAAGATTAACGTGTCCTCGAGCATGAAAATTTGGCCGTCCTCAGTCTCAAACATTTCGTCCGGGTCAATTACGGTATCTGGTTTCCCGGTGAAGCTAAGCGTTACATAAGCTGGTTGGGCTTTGTTTCGTGTCAGCCCCAGCAGTGTGACAACCTTATCCAGGTTAACTCCCGTGGCAGTATCGTAAAACCAGGAATCCCAGACCTTACCGATGGTCTGCTCGTAAATTGCCATACGGTGAGCTACGATACGAATGAAGCTACCTAGAACTGACTTCTCAGAGGTATCAATGTTGGCTCCCATCAGACTACCAGCCAGCTCAAAGAGATCAATTAAAATTGCATCTTCGGGTTCTGCGATATAGCCATGTTCGGTCGCCCCATACTCGGTACTAGTATCCGCCATCTAGTGTCACCTCCTGCTCAATTTCTTCGTAATTATCCTCATTTTCGGTTTGGTTCATATCTACAGTCATCGTCAATGTTATTGACAGAATCCGCGTTTTATGGTCCAAACTAAATTCAGTATCAGTGATGGCCACTACCCGTGGCTCCTGATCCAAGATGGCATCTTCAAAATCGCTTTGCGCAAACGCCTCGTTAAAGTCCTCACCTAGCAGGTTCTCATAATCCATCCCCAATTCTGGGGCCAGCGGTGCATCGCCAAGTTGATTGCTAATAATGGTACGAATGCACTGAGTCAGTTCTTCCTGACCACTAACCGTTTCCATTTGCCCATCGTTAATCACTAAGTCACCGCTCGCGTTCTGTTTCATATCCCGTAAGTCAGGCCATTAAAACACCGCCTCGATAAAAGCATCGTTCAAGCTATGCAAACGGTCTGAAGCGTTTGAAATATCCCCTGTATCGCCTACATCTGCTTCTGAAACGTCGCGATCAAAGAAGCCCACACTAACGCTGACATCCTTTTTGACATCGTCTCGAGCATGTTTAGGAATTCGTACGCTCAGAATCATGCCCCGCTTATCACCATCAGGCGCAAGGTCTTGTGGCTGTACGGTGCAGGTATGATCTGGATCAACTGAAACTACGCGGCAAAGTAGATGAACGTGGGTCTCACGCTTGACCTTCCGGGCAAAAAATCTAAAAAACTTCAAATCCTGTCGCTTGTTTGCCATTACTTAAGCACCCCCGTAGTCAAAAATGAGGAACCGTCGTAAGCGTGTTCCCCATTATCGACGACCATCGTTCGATTCAAATTCCGGCTCTTAACTTTGATTACGGCGTCTGTCGTAATGCGATGCTGCAGCAGGCAACTAAAGCTCCATGATTCACCATCGTCATCTTCGCTGTAGCTTGGTTCCTCAGTCAGTCCAGTTGTGTTCGACAGCAAGAATTCGGCTGGCTTGGTGGCCGTACTATTCTTCTTAGCCCCACCAGCCTTCCGTAAGGCCTTCTCCGCTTTATTCAAAAGCTTCTGTGCATTTTCCCAATCGTCCTTTGCATCTTTAACTTCCTGGGTCCGCTTGGCGTAGGAAGCTACCGCGTTCTTGTGGGACTTCAATCCGCCAACCTCACTGATACGTTGTTGCCAATGAGCTACGGACTTTTTGGCTGCGGCCTTACCGCTCTTGGTCTTGGCTTTATCCAAACGTCCCTGTGCGGCAGTTAAATTCTTCTTGTACTGAGCACGATCCTTTGAGATGGTCGCCGTCGTCGACGACCGATACTTGGCGGCCGTCCCTTGCTGGCGCACCTTATTGGTGTAGTGAGTATGAGCCGACCGAACTGCCGCGCGCCGTGTTCGCACGATTTTCTGCAGATCACTGGCACTGGTGTCATAGACCACGCAGTATTTTCCACGCACGATTCGCAGTACCGACCCACACTTCTTAGCAATCGACTCAATCAGTTCTAGCGGTTGCCCATCGGCGGTGTAGCCCTTCTTAAAATCCTTGGGAATCTGCAGCTTAATGGACTTAAGCGGAATCCCTGCTTTCTTGGCAATCGTCTTGATCACCTGCTCGGCACCCGACTTTTTCTTGAAGGTAATTGAAACATCCTTCTTCTTGGAGTAATCGGCACCCTGAATGAAGGTAAAGCTGAACTGCGAGTCAACACCGGACCATAGCAGAGGCGGAATTTTGTTGATGTTACCCTCCGTCAGAACTCCAACATCACCTTTATATCCTGCGTAAAGTGTGACGTGCTCTCCTTTTTTAAAAAGAGCCCGTGTCTTCTTAGATAGGTTCATGATGGTCACTGTCGCAACATCTGGTGTGGGCTCGCTAGAAAATGGCACACTAAACTGAATCTCTAGTAAGTGATTCAGCCGATTGAGATTTTCAAGCGTCACTTTTTCCTTACCTGTATCCAGAACCAACTTGACTCGCCGATCTACTTGATACTTAGCTGCCATCATCATCACCCCCATCTTCGCCAATTCCAACATAGTCATTACTACTAAGATCATCTGTCGGGTCAATATCATCAATCATTAAGAACACTGTCCGCCCAAAAGTCTCAGCATTGACGGCTGTGGCTTGTCCGGACTCATCCATCGGTACCAAGTCAACCGCTGGCAGCCGGTCATCATTGACATAGGCCCATAGTCGGTGATTCAACACCAATTTTTCACCCAAAATGATTGGGTTGAGGTCCTCGTCGTATAAATCGACCGTAAAAAAATCACCAACAGCGTTGTAGGACACTCCAAAGTTGAAGGTGATATCTGCTAATTCAATTTCAAAAATTTCCGGCAAATCATCAACATCTATCGGAATATAGTCGCGTTGCGACATCACCACTCACCTCACTTAACCCTAATCCGGAAGCCAATTGGTATCTTGCGATCCGGGTACTTGTTCCACTTACGCAACGTTGCAATTGACGTCCCAAATCTCTGATGGAAGCCCCAGTAAGTATCACCGGCCTTAGTCTTGCGATAAGTGCCCTTAGTCTGAGCAGACTTGGTGCTACCGGTGCGTTTCTTCTTACCGTTGTTTTTCTTCCCTTTTTTCTTGATTCGGGAAGTCTTAGCAAAATGTACAAACTTCAGGCTCATTGTTGCCTCAATGGTCGAAGCATACTTTTCACCATGCCGGGTTAAATCCTCAATTTGAAGATGTTTGTAGTAAACGACGGCACCCTTGAAAACAACTTGGGTACCGTCGAATCGCCACTTATTCAACTTGGACCAAACCTTATTAGCCTTAGCCATCGTGTCTTCTTGAATTAAGATTGAAAGGGTTATTGTCTTACTTGTTGGCCGCGAATGATCAGTGATAGGTTCGCCATTCTCAATCGCATACTGAGTTACCTCTGAAGCAGAATCATCATCCTCAGTCTTAGCGTGAATGCCGATTCGTTGAGACACTTTATTCTTTCCGTATTCGTGCATATATGCACCAAAAAACTCGGAAGTCCCATCCCGAGTTCGCTTGTATACAGGTTTTACCATTAAGCTCCTCCTAACAGGTCTTGTAGCTGTTCAAAGCTTTCGCCCATCGCTTCCTTGACCCACTTCAAAATTTGTTGTTTTGTAACGTTGCCACCAGCGTCACCCTTGATGTTGATGTTAATTGTTGGGTGAAAATCAATCTTGGGTTTACTGCCATTACGGGAAGTTGAAGAAATTGACTGGTTCGCAATCTGCTTCGATTTCTCGTGTGGATAAATGGTCCCAGCTGAGTCTGGCTTGAATAGTTCTGGCCCCTTCTCACCAACAATTGACCACTCACCAACTTTCGGACGACCACCCTTGGCATACCAACCATGTACTTTTCTGAATGCTAATGCCTTATCAATGCCTCCGTATCGGCCATTAACGTAGCTCTTCATCCACTTCAATTGAGTAATTGGATTGGTCTTCCAATCAGACCCCGCAGATGCCATCTTTGAACCAGGTAGGGCTTGAGGAATACCGTAGGCAGAACTGCTTGGATTATGGATTGTCGGGTTCCATCCAGACTCTGGTGTAATAATTGAGTTGTAAGCAGCAAATTGGCTTGCCGGAATGCCAGCCTGTTCTAACCAATGTTTATGGCTCCCAGAAGGAGCCGCACTTGTTCCACCTGATCCTGAGTCATCATCGACGTGCAAACGTTTAGAAATCCAGGACAACGCTGACTTGCCAATCTCACGCTTGAAGAGCTTTTCAACGCCAGTATCCTTAGACTTACTCTTCTCCACGCCAGAGCTCTTGCCATGCATCTTGGTGACATCGTACCAGCCATTATGGCTCATACCACCGTGATTCCAAACAGAACCTTTAGATACACCAATATGGACGTGAGGCGGTGTGCCAACATTGTTATGGCCTAATGTTGCGACTGTTTGACCAGTCCTTACGGTATCTCCGACACTAACCTTTGCATTCTTGGCCATCCCATATTCTTGGTAAATCTCTTCGTATCCATCGTCCGATTTGACGACAATTGAATGACCAACTGCTCCCCAACCAGAAGGCGGATATCCGACACGAATAACTTTTCCACCATGCACGGCATGAATTGCCGAACCAACTGCACCGGAAAAGTCATTTCCATCATGCAGTCCGCTTCCTCGTGCGGAATTAAATCCATCATTTTAGCAAGCCCTGGTGAGTGGGCCCAGTTGCCACCAGCTCCACTGCCACCATTAATTGCATCACTGATGACGTTCCAACCAGCCTTGTACCAATTAGGGCCAACAGAATCCGTTGCCCCCTTGGCCGTAGTGGCCAACCCACGTTTCAGGTCAGACCCCTTAGACTTAGTCGTCTTGTCATCAAAGTCACGTTTCCAAGCAGCGTCTGGGTTCTTATGATTCTTAGAAGCCAGACTGATCAGCTTGTCATCAGACGCACCAGTCCCCTTCTTGAAGTGTGGTAGGTATGGTTTAGCATTCTCAACCTGTGATCCGTTGAAGACTTCATCACCCTTTTTCAGGGGCGTAATGACATCCTTACCAATAGGCTTCAAAAGTTGACTGCCACGGGCCACTAGTTCTTGTCGAGGGCCACTCGTTGCGTCGTTAAGGACAGCCAATTGATCACTAGCGATTGGACCCTTAGACCCAGTTGCATAGTGAATTGGCTTCAAAACAGACTTGTTCCCACCAAACTGTGCCAATGTGGTATCAATGCTACTGATACCCGAATTCATTGATGAAATTGCACCGGCCATTCCGTCATGGGCTTGGCCTTTTAACTTGCCAAAAATGGACCCAAAATCGCTAACTAGGTCCGTTGTGACGCTGTTAAACTGCTTGTGCATTGACTTCAGTGAGGCAACCGTATCATCTTTGACGTCGTCAAACTTCTTGACCGCCTGCTTATGCAGTTTCGTGGTCTCAGATTCCGCATCAGTGCGAGTATCATGCCACAATGAGGCGTTCTTCTTGTTGAGCCGTTTCAGCGATGAAGCAGACTTCTTAGACATGTCACCATAGTTCTTGGTGACTGATTTCGACATCTTTTTAGATTCCGAAATTGAGTCCTTAGAGGTCTTCTTGCTCAGTCCCGGCATAGTGGACCAACTACCGGCTGCAAAGCTGGTTAACTGGGTCGTGCCAGCAGCAAAGTTAGGGAGTCGTTGCCCAAAGGAACCTCGCGACATCTTAGCAACGTCCGCGTGACTGTAGATACGATCACCTGACCGCACCTGCAGAAGCTGTGCACCTCGGGCCCCCCACAACACTGAATTTCTTACCGCGTTGCAAGACTTCGGAGCCGTTTTCTCCAACCATTGCCATACCAGTCTTACGGATGGCACCACCAGTAGCTTTTCCAGGAAGTCCCTGATTGACTGTAATCCCGCTACCCATATAAGTTTTCCCAGCTGCCTTGGCTAACTTGTTTCCGGGATTGTAGTTATTCTTGATGGACTTCGTATTAGATACTGGTTTCTGGTGTTTAGCACCAGTAGCAGATGAGTTTTGATTAAGCATAGTTTCAAGATTATTGGACATAACGCCCATAATCCCGTTGATACCACCTGCGGCATCAGCAGCTGCTTGAACTACGGCATCGCGTTGCTTTTCTGCCCAGTGCACCGTTTTCTTGTACTGATCATGTGCCGCACTAGTGGTTTTGTCGTACTGCTTTTGAGCGTAGCCCTTGATTCGCTTATATTCGACAGAGTGGACACCATAAAGCTGCTTGGCTGACTTTAGAGTTTGATCATAACGGTCCTTTGCTGAAGAAACTTGCGCAGTATAAGCTTTTTTTGCGTTAGGACTTCGTCAGACGATAGGACTTGGCCGATTGTCTGATTACTGAGTTATATTGTTTGGTTGTTAGCTTGATTGTCCGAGAGTTTAGACTTCTTAGTAGGGATTGTTGCTTCTGATTTCCTTTATCGGTTAGCTTGAGAATATCTGCATTCAGCTTCCGAACCAGTGCAACCCTGTTCTTACCACCGGTACGCTCATCACGTTCAATCGCCGTATAGTCGGCTTTGACAGCCGCCAAGTGCTTTTGATTGTATGACTTTTGTGAATTAAGTGCCTTTTGTGCTGAACCAGCACTAGTTGCACCAATCTTTTCCAAAAAGCTTGCGGCCTTAGTTGATTTAGAAGTCGACTTATCGACATATCCCGATAATGCTGAGTATGCCTTATTGTACTTAGCGCTATTAGACGTAAGCAGTGAAGACTCGTCCGCCTTAATCTTTTTGGTCTGCTTTAGGGAAAAATCAGCGTGCAGCATTGGCCCAGTCCTTATTTGCCGAACTGACCAGCTGAGTCGCTGTCTGGGTGGCGGTTCGTGCATCCTTTGGCAAAGAGTCGAAGGGATTGTCCTTCTTAGATTCTTTTCCAGAAGACTTATGCGAGCTGCCACTAGACTTTCCGGAAGGAACATCTTTCCCCGTTAGAAAATTCCAAGCTGCTCCAACCTTGTTACCAATCCATTCATCAGTCCCAATGCCGCCAAGGAACTGGTTCTTAGCGTTTGAACTGATGCCTTTACCCTTAGCCGCTTCGGACATGCCTTTCGACTGCCCGGCGATAGCTGAAGGTAAGTGGTCCGCAATGATTGTGACACCAGCGGTTAAAAGACTAGCCTTGGCTAACCCGCCAACTAGACCCTTCCCCTTAGAAAGTAAGCCTCCACCAGCAGAGGCCCCAGAGGTGGCAGTACTTGCCGCTCCCTCAGATTCTGCTAATGCCGTTGATGACGCCGCTAATGCATCTTGGGAAACGGCTAAGCCTTTAATAAGTTTAGCCGTATTGATGGCAGCGCTCCCCAGCGTCGTGATGACACTAACGACCTTTGCCGCTGGTGCCAGCGCCGCCACCGTGATGGCTGTCCACGTCAACATGGTCTTTTGTGACTTATCGAGTTTGCCGAACTTCTCCAGCAAGCCCCCCATACCAATTGCCAGTTTAGTAATCGACGGAAGGACAGTTTGCGCAAAAGTGATAGCTAAACCTGAGGCTGCCTGTTTGAATTTGTTAATTTGGTTTTGAGCAGACTGCATGTTCTTGGCAGACAGCTTGCCGGTATAGTCATTCTTAGCTGAATCCTTGACCTTCTCGTTTAACTTGCCAAGCTGATCAGCATTCTCAGCTAAAATGGCCCCGGCTTGTTGCCCCGTCGCCCCGAACAAATTATGAAATACGGAGGCCTTTTCAGTCGCTCCTAGCTTGGCACTATGCTGTTGAATTAGGCTAAACGTGTCAGCCATAGACTTCATATCACCATTTTTCTTGGTGAAATCTTTGGTTGAAAGGCCTAATTTATCAAGGGCGCCTTGTGCTGCTTTTGAAGGCGACTGTAGACTAGTCAGTGTCTTACGTAAACCAGTCCCGGCTTTGTCAGCTTCGAGACCGTTGTTAGATAAGATACCGATTGCACTGGCAGTTTCGGACAGGCTTAGTCCGGCTTGCTTAGCACTGACACCAGAGTAACTAAGAGCGATCCCCATCGAATGGAAGTCCGTAGCCGTCAAATCAGCAGCGTATGCCATTTGATTAGTGACTGTCTTAGTGTTCTTGATCATGCCAGCAGTAGAGCTGGCCCGCATTCCGAAGGACTCTAAGGCTGCTGTTGAATCATGCACAACGTCTGAGAAACTGTCCCCAGAAGCTACAGATGCCTTTAGCATGGACTTCATAGAACCAAGAGACTGCTCAGAGGTGTAACCACGCTTGGTTAGCTCTTGATACCCCTCAGCAATCGACTTTTGCGACTTACCATACTGAATAGAATATTTAGCGCCGTCAGCCTGCATTTGCTTAGTGGCCTTCAGTGAAGTTCTGGCACTCTCACCACCAGTCGTCAGGCAAGTTATTGGTGACCTTGTACTCATGCTGAAGCTCAATAGCCTTCTTAGCGCCATAGACAAACGCGGCGCCAACACCTAGGCTCAATGCCTTGGTCTTATCATAAACACGGTTAGCGGACTCAGACGCCGACTTCATGGACTTCTGTGCCCGATTGAACCCATTGAGTTCGTTAGAAGTCTTAGCCATCTGTAGGCCTAAGTCGTTAACACGCTTTCGTTGTGCCTGATAGGCCTCTGAGGTTGAGCCACTAGCTATCTTTACTCGCTGGAGCTGAGTTACCTCTTTGCCATACTGAGTCTGTAAGCTCGCGTATGTACCGCGCAGTGACCGAATATGGTCACTGTTGGCGGCATGCGCATGGCCTTGGGCTTTCAGCATTTCCGTATAGGAAGCATCGGCCTTTTTAGTCAGCTCAATAGTACGTTGAGAGGATTTCAGAGCGGATTCATATTCCTTAACCTGCTCTTTAAGCTTGGCCCTATCTTGCGCAGACTCTCGATCCTGTCGTCCCGAATTACGTTGGGGCCTCAGTATAAGACTTGGCAGCTGATGTAGACTCTCGCTGGGCCGCTGCTGAAGCTCGCTGACTGGCTGAGAAACTGGCGTTTGCCGTCGTTGCCGACTTTGTTGCCGTTTCTAGTGTTTTGACGCTACCTTCCGCAGACCGTAGCCCACTATCATCCACTTTCCAATCAATATCGATTGTCGTGTGCTTGATTGCCATACTTTTTCACCTCACTATTCTTCGGGATTCAATCCTTGCATCAACTCAAATTTTTTATCGGCTTGATAGTTAAACATTTCTAGTTCATCAAAGGTCGCCAACTCAACCTCTTCGCGCGTAGCAATCCCCATCTCAACCGGCCACTCATACTGCCGATTATTCCGATAGGCAAGCTCCAATTGCATTCCTTTTCGATTACTTGCGCAGCCACTCGCCAAGAAACCGATCAGCTTCGTCCATGACCTTGCCATAACCATCATGTTCATCCCAGTAATCCCAATCCGTCTTAGGTTCCACAATTACCGTTTTCATAAGGCCTTCATTGTACGTGGTATTATCAATAACTCCGTTCCCCATGCGCGCAAAGTCTACGAGGTTATGGGCCTTCTTTAAACCAGGGAAAAAGAACGTGTAGTCTTTGGGACCATCGTAATCATCGACCGTAATAGTTTCGGTCTTACCCATCCGCTTGAGTGGCATACGTTCTACTTCATCACGTTTTTGCCGCGCCTTCGCTACCTCATTAGTTGCCTTAGTGTCTTGCGATACAGTTTTCTTTACTACAGTCATTTGTAATCACCCTTTATATAAATTTTTGGTACAAAAAACGCTCAGGGAGTCGAACCCTAAGCGTCTAGTTTTATTCGTTCATTTCATCGTTGTAGTCAATGCACAAGATTACCCATGCTTTAACGCCGGTCTTGGTCCCCGCACCAAATGATGGTACCTTTTGGATTTTGGCCTGATTCGAGTAAACCCGTTCGTGTGGCGTCGTAACACTCAACGTAAATTCTTTATGAGCATTAGCGAGAGCCATCAACTTAAGGTTTGCTGGTGAACCAGCAGACAAGTTAATCGTGATAGTTCCATGAATATCATTATTTGTACTAAAAACACCCCAGCCTTGAGCATCAACATCATAATCTTCGGTGTTGTTGGCTCGTTCACCGGAGACCATATCGCCGGGCTGATACCCGTACATCGGTTCATTATCAGCAATGACCTTGACATCAGTTGCATCGTAATTCCATTTAGCCATTATTTATCACCCCTTTAGTATGGAAAATCGAGAGTCCCGCCGACCTTCATGCCATGCACAGCATCCGCAGGCGTGTAAGACCAGTGAATCCCGTTGTATTGACGATTCTTGATGTCCTCAACAGACAGGTCGGCATACTTATCAGCCGTAACTGAATAGTCCGCTGCCTTAGTTGTGGCATTGTAAGCAATAATCCCGTTGGCATAGGCCGTAGAGAGAACCTTCTCAACAACTGCTTGGAGTTGAGCAAAATCCAAAGATCGTCGAAAGTAATCTTATCTTGGGTGTTCAACAAATCTTGAAGAGATGATTCGATGTTGACCTTGACCCAATCACTGCCATGCAAAACATCGATCCAGTCTCCAGAAGCTGTCCAACCATTAGAGCTAACGGCCTTAGTCCCCTTGACTACATAGCAAATACCATGAGCCGCTTCAATTGCTGCATACTCGGGGTAGGACAAGTCGTCGACCTCAACGCCTACTAAATCGCCCTTGCCCTTCCAAGTCACAGAGCCGACCGTCTGGTTAGCTACACGACCTAAAAAGGCCACCGGAAAGTTATCCGTGGTAGCCTTATGAATGAGGTTGATGGTCCGTTTGTTGGTGTAAGCCTTCGCGGCATCTGGTGTGGGGAACTCCGCAACTAAGAACTTAAAGTTCTGTTCTTCGATGTAGTTGCTCAGTTCCAACTGATCTGCGTCATTGTCACCGATAACAACGGCAAAATGCCAAGCGCTAAAGAAGTACGCCGCAGCGGCGGCGGAAATTCCACCCGTTGTTGCCTTGGTTTCCGTGTCGGTTGTAGATTTTGTGTAGGTGATCACTTCGATAGTGGTCCCCGCGTTCGGTTGTGCGTAGTAAGCAGCTGCTACCTTGTAGATATCAGTGCCTTCTGCGTAATCAATTTCTAAGGCGTCCAGACTTGAATAAACTTGATCATTCTGGGCATCTCCCTTAATAAAAAGACCCGGGACCCCTAAACCAACAGGGATTACCGGGTGGTTGACATCAATTGTTACTAAGATGTCACCAATCTTCGTAGCTACAGTCATTTAGCTACCTCCTTAATTTGTATTGTCTAAGTTAATCTTATCGATGGTTGGAATATCTTCATGGAAGCCATCCACTACTCGAAGGTGTAAATCAAAACCCAACGCGCCGTTCATAATTGACGGACTGAAAAACGCTTCGGTTGTCGAAAGAATCAACATCGGCAATGACGATATCGTGATCCGTTCGAAGTTTGCGACGCATGTTATCAGATTTGAGATTCTTAAAGAGCTTCATAGCGAGGTCTTGAGCCTTAATGCTGTTGTCACTACAGCAAGTCATTGAGACCGTCAAATCGAACATCTCGCCGTTATTCATTTGCTCCATGTCCTTGATGTAAGGCGTGGTTATTTTATACGTGAAAAAAGGGTAAGCGCGTTGCGGGCCAGAGAAGTCCTGCTCAACTAAGTCACATCCCACTAGTTCTTTGACCTCGTCAATTAAAACATCAGGCCAGCGCTCCATACTCAAAAGAACCGTCAGTCATGGTTACTTGCCCCCTTCAGGTCGTACTCGTGCACGTCAGAGTAATCCGTATAATCCCGCTCGTGGTCAACAACGTATTTTCGACCGGTCCGCTTATTTTCAACGACTGTTCCCTTAGGGGCCTCCATCGTTGAATACCAAACAGCATCGTAAGATTGCGTCTCCCCACCCGCGTTATGCTGAACCTCCATGCTGTACAGTGATGTCTTGGATGGCACCACCAGTGGCTCACTGACCTCAACTGGTGGCGTCTCAGAGTCCTTAACCCAAGTTCCATGCTCTAGGTGACCACCCTCGCCATTGGCAGGTAGATACACTAGCAGTGGGATTCCAAATTCCACTAGCATGTCGGCAAACTCTTCATACATCAGACGTTCACCACCTTATAAGTAACGGCTTGAAGCAGGTGTCCGGTGTCCTCCAGCGGGGAACTAGAACCTTTTCTGGCGATAGTTGCGGGAGCGTTGGCTGGTGACTCAATGGAACGAATTTTGTTCTGGATATCGCGCTGAATGCGGATACCCAACCCATCCATAATCTCTCTAGCTGTGGCCCTACTTTCACCCATCCCCAAATCAACTACTCGGTCGACAATGTACTCGATCCAGTCGTCCACATTTTCATCAAAAGTCGACCGAATGAAGGAACGCTCTGGGATATGAACTTTCTTTGCCAGATAGAACATCGGGATAAGTCCACCTTTACCATCACTGACAGCAAGAATATTTTTATCCTTAGGTCGAAAAAGTCCCTCAATATCTCGTGCCTTGGCCCCCTTAGGCGCATTATCGGTGGGAATTGTTAGCCATTTACCATTCTTCGGTTCGATGTCGGCCCCGTACTCGTTGGCAGACGCAATCATTTGCATAAACGACCCGTCCTCACCAAATATCCCGACCTGCAGTTGTAGATGACTCAGCTCCGCCATCTCCCGCTCAACGTCTGGAATTCTGTCGAAATCTTCCATCAAATCACCACAATCCTAAGGGAACCGCCATCACCAAACTGGCTCAGCAAGTAGTTGTACCGGTCTGCCCAAGCGTTGACGCCCTTGAAGTATTGCTTTTTCAAATCCCCAACCGGTTTCAGGGAAACACGATCATCCTCACGACTGATTAGGCTTGCTGCTAGATAACGGCATGCTTGCTCCTGATACTGTGCGGGGAAGCCGCGGTTCTGAACCTCGGTCCAAGCGTCATCAATCGCGAGTTGAATAGTATCATCGCTTACCTTCGATAAATCCGACCGAATCAATCGAACATTCTGGATGGTGCTCTTATCCGCTTCATCCACTTAGACCACCTCTATTCATCTTCTGGGGTCTTCAATTCAGCAATCCGAGCCTTCAACGTGTCCACCATCTTCTTACGACCGGCACCGCGTTGTTCATCGGCTAACCACTTGGTCAGTGTCTCAACCGATACGGTGTCAGCAATTTCAGGCAGCGCTTGGTCAAGGGTCATGTCAGTAACGCTTTGCACGTCCTTGCCACCTTTACCTTCAACAGCAGATAAGGTGCCCTTTTCAATTAAAAAAGCATTCAACTTGTTCGACTTGATAGCCGCGTTGAATGCTTCGGATTGCTTCTTGGTGAGTTGGTTAGAACCGGGGACCAGTTGCACCCCACCAACGTTGTGAATGAATTTACCCTTATTTTTAACTAACATGGCGTCCTCCTTAAATTCCTGACAGCTTAACGATGGCGTACGGCGTCTTGATTACCAGGCCACCGGTCCGTTCATCATAAGGCACAATCGTGTTAGGATAGTGCGCTTCTTGTGGGAACTGCGTGACGTCACGAGGGAGCAAAAAACCGCCAGTCTGTGCCGTGGAATCAAAGATCATCGCACATTCTGAGTTATCCAACCCCTTACCAACTAAAGCAGAGGTTGTTTCGATGGAATTAAACCAGCCGGCGGCCTTGATGACTTCCAGAATGGTACGAGAGTCGTAGTCACTGTAGCGTGAGTTCAAGGACTCATACTGAGCTGGTGCTAAGACTAGCTTCAACCGTGCTTGATTGAACCCTGGAATTACAGTGATTAAGGACTTAGCCTTACGCAAAGTCTCTTGCATCTCTGCCCCAGTAGATTCTGAAAACTTCTTGTCAGCGTTCATTGCCTGAATACCTNCAAGGTTTGTCAGACCGGTGATACCAACCTTTGATTCCCCGTTGAAGATGATGTCATTTTCCTTTTCGGAGATTGCTCGGCGGACCGTTTCAGCTTTATCCGTTTGAAGCGGTTGTCCGGCCATTTGAGCGGCAAATACTTCCTGATACGTGAAGTGAATACCAGCAGCAATAGTGTAGATTGGCTGATAAGCTCGCTTAACGTCTTCGTCGACCATCGGTAAGTCATCGGCCCCGTTGGCAATAACCTTGGCAGCACCGTGCCGAGTCATTAGACTGTATCCGTAGGTCTCTGCCCCGGGATTTACCCCCGGAATTGTCGGAAACAGTGACCGACCAATCAATTCTTCTTGTGGTGCCTTAAGCACCGTCTTTTCCATCGCGATTAAGTCGCGATTTTCAATCATCGCTAATTCTTGTGGCATCTACTGTCGCCTCCTTATGGCAAGTTAATTTGAAGTTGGGCCGTTGAGCCCGCAGTGGCGTCGTCGGTAACAAACTTACCCGCCGTCTTAAACGTCCCCACAATCGTGTCAGCACCTGCGGCTGGCTTGAAGTTCCCAGTCGTTCCGTCAACAGCAGCTGGTTGACCTTCCGTAACATCGGCCGTGATGGCAACGTTGATGGTCCCCTTACGCAAAACAGGAACCATTTGCTTAGCCTTGTACTTAGACGTTTGTGGTGAATCATCCAAGTTATCGACGTAGTCCTTGGCTACTGCAACGCCATAGAACTTACCATCACTAACGGTCGTAACAGCCCCCGAACTCATTTGAACGGCGGCCCCGGCAGCTACTACTCCTGCAGCAACCGCTGAGTCAACTTCTGTATGCCGAATGTCGGCAATCTTGCCCAACCCAATGTTGGGGTCCATGTACATTTGTGGTCGTGGAATTAATCCCATGAGTTATCCCTCCTTTACTTGTAGGCGTTGGCTCGGTCGCCTTTGAGCTTATCTACCGAGTCAGTTTCGTTTTGATTCCCACCTTGGCCACCCAACGTGTGAGTGAACCATTTCTTATCTGCCAAGGAAACCGCAGAATCGTAGAATGCATTGATATAGTCGTCAGACTTATCCTTTTCATCAAAGGCATCATTGGTGGTCTTAATGGCAGCCACCTTAACTTCCCGGTCAGTCTTCCCCTTGAAGTCGAAGCTATCACCAACAAAACGAGCTGCACTAGTCTGAAGTGCAAGCCGTGCGTCAATGCGCTTGTCTAAGGCGTCTTGGTCAAGTTGCTTATCTTGAGCATCCTTAAGCTGAGTCTTCAAGGCATCCCGTTCGCCCTTAAGTGAATCAGCTTCCTTCTTAGAACTAGCCGCGGTGTCTTCGGACCCAGCTAATTGTTTTTTCAGCTTTGCCACGAGGGCTTCTGCTGCAACCAGTTGCTTTTTAGTGTCGTTCGCAGCGTCAATAACCCGCTGGTCGGCCTCAAAAGATTGGTTATCAATGATCATTGTTGCCATTTTGGTTCCTCCTTGTATATTAGAATCGTCATCCATAACAAAAGCCGCACTGTCATGAATTGAAATCCCATGACCTGCGCGGCCTCTATCTACGATAGCAATGTGATTTATCTTGATATTACGCTGAGCGGCGTCATACTGGGCTCCGCCGTACTCTCCGGATTCTGTAGGAACGTCAGCATTGAAGCCAATCGAAAGTTCCTGCTTACCCGACTTAACCTGAGCAATCATGTCTGGGTCCGTAATGGTTGCCCCAACTACCAGCTTATTGTCTTCAACGTGGGCGTCACTGTCGGTCATCCCTACAGATAATTCCTTGAAGTTCCGCACATCAACACCCACGTTTGGGTGGTCATTAGTCAATGGCTTGTTGTTGGCAGATTCGATGGTCTCCTTAGAAAATACCTCATCCGGAAGCTTTGCCACTTGGGAGACACTTCCACCATTGCGCATATACGGGAAGACTCCGGGACGTGTAATCGGAAACTCGCCGTGTAAATAACCTTCAGGAGTTTCAGTATACTTGCCAAGCTCAGCACGATCATAAAACTTCATGCAATCACCTCCTATGGCAATTGCAGAACCTTACCGGGCTTAACCGAGTAGTTCTTCAAGCCATTAATCTTTACAAGTGTGTCCAGTGAAATACCAGCATCAGTGGCAACCCGCCATAGCTTGTCGCCTTCTTTTAAGGTCACGGTCTTGACCGTACTCTTAGGCTTAGTTGCTGGTGCTGCTGGTGTCGTACTCGAAGCATACATGCTAGTAGCGATTTTAGAGCTAGGTGCTGCAGAGCTTGGCGTACTTGCGGCACTAGATGAATTTGTATCTGCCATACTTTCACCTCCCTTCGTTTCGTTATTCTTCTGAATCATCTAATTCGTCATCAAAAACAGGATCACCAGTACAACGGCACCCATAATCTTCTCCGGGTAGCAAGTCAGCCGTGTCGTAGTTGTAGATAATGCCCTCGCGTGCCACATGACTGGCACGTTCACGCTCATCCATCATTCCACGCCATTGAAAGTAGTTAATTCCAGCTGCTTGGTGCCTAGTACGGGTCATCTGACTGTAGATGGTCCCGGACTGGTCCCGGGCAATGAAAGCGGCGCGATTGCGACTCATCTTGCCTTGGTGACGGATTGCTTCCGCCATCTCACCATAAGACTGCCCCTTTGTGACGCCACGGTAGATAATCTGCTCAATCTTCGTCGCATAATCATCGCGGATACCCTTGATGTAACTGACATTTTCGGCAATCTTGCCTTTAATGTAACCATCGAGCTGTGCATCCCCTGCGACCGGATTAATCGCCAAGACTACCGGCTTACCAGTAGAAAGCAATGTCGAATGTTTCACTAGCTCGTGAGATTGAATCTGTGACGCCACGTTGGCACGATTACTGGTGTTGATAGCCGACATAAACCGCTCAACCATTTGCTTCGCGTCAGTATCTGTAAAAGAACCAAGAATCAGCTCCTTTAACCGGCTAATTAGGGATTCAACCCAGTCGATCATGTCGTCGTTGTAAAGCGAGTCGTTGACAGTTCCTCGGTCAATTACTGGCTTGACCTCTGACTTAAGCAACAGTAGTATAGTGCTCTCAACTTGGCCTACAGCCTTACCGACAGTATGTGCGTATGATTTCTCAATTCTTAGTGGATAACGCGTGTGTGGCACTCTCATGGCTAATCACCGCCATGTTCTTTGCGATAAGCCTCAACTACCGCCCGGCGCTCGTCATCACTCATACTGTCCATATCAACTGAACCATCCGGGTCCATACCACTGGAACCAAAACGTGCCTCTCGAACCTCTTCAGGTCCTTGCACGCCGTTTTGAATGTAAATCTGGTCGGCCTGGGCATTTGCTAGGCGAATCTGTGAATCGGTTTGCGAATCAACCGACCACAGCGGGTTAAATTCGATGGACCAGTTAACGGTGTCGGGGTCTAGCGATCCGCCGCACTCATCACTGGCTCGCATAAGCAATTTGAGCAAATATTCCAGCTGTGGTCGCATCTTGTTCTCTTGGTCCGAAGCAATGCGGCTATAGTAGTTCATCACATCATACTGTGCCCCAGTCAGTGTTCCGGCCTCTTGGCCTTTAAGAACCGACTTAGGCATGCGGGCCGCGCCACTAAGGTATTCCCATAAGAAATCAAGCAAGCTGTCAATGCCACCGACGTTGGTTGACTCCTTGGTCAACTCGTCCTTGTCACTAATTAATGCGGTGGACTCAGTTCTAAACTTTGACGAAGCAGCCGCCCCGACCTGCAACAGCTTATCGGGGCTCGTGTCGTCAACCGATGGAGACTTGAAGACTTTGAAAACGTAGTCGTAAAGAATCTCACCGACCGAGTAGAGCCCTGTATCCATCGTCATCAAGATGTCGTAAATGGTCTCCAATAGCGAGATGCCTTCCGTTTCATCTTCGAACCGCAGTTCTTGTTGGCGAAGCAAACGCGACTTATCTACCTGCTGTACCCCATAATAATTTGGCCCTTGCACGTCAGCGGTTCCGTTGTTGATCTGATAACTTAGAGCTTGCCCGTAAGTTGGTGAGAAGACGTCATCATCGAACTTAGTCTCGTTGACCTTCTTGGAGCTAAACGCCGTAATAAATGGGATCCGCAACAGTCTGTCCGGGTTCAAAGGGTCCTCAAGTCCATAATTCCAGCTCTCAGTCGTACTGATAGCGATATACCCCGCTCGGTAAAGCCGTGAGTATCGGTAAAGGTCCTTGAATCGCTTCTGAGCGTTCAGTTCATTTAATCGTGCCTCATACTTAGCTGCTAGGGCATTGTCGTCCATCTTGATATGCCAGCCGTTACGGGTCATATCCTCAGCGGGAATGTCCACGATGTTTCGGGCCATCGAATTACCCCGATACAGTTGCTCCAACTCGTAGTCACCCAAATGGTGTCCCATCCCCGGCCGCTGCATACGGAAGGGGTCTGGGTGTCGTGTTCCTGACGTTGGGGCCTGCTTGGTCTGCATAAAGTCCATAATCAACGGGTTACCATCAAGTCCCACAATATCTTTGCTCATTCACTCACCTCCTTCTTATACAACGCCGAAGCGCTTCTCTAGTGATTCGTATTGAATAATGTACTTTTCTAGTCCGTATCTGAGTGCATCAATAAAATGGTTGTTGGCGTCGACTGGCTTGTTGAGCCAATTGCCATCCTTATCACGATCGAAAACGTAGGTGTTAAACTCTTCAATCGCATGCACACAACTAGGCAGGATATGGATTCGATAGCCCTGCAAGAAGTTGATTCCATAGTCGATTGAATCAGGTCCTTTAATCGACGCATGCATACGCCGCACGCCTTTAGCCTGTAACTCATCAATCAAACGGGGTTCAGCGCAGTCAGCGCCAATGTCTGATTTCAGATAGTGGTTATCGTCCAACCAATCGAAGATGTCCTGTGTCGTCATGGCCTTCTGATACAACTCTTTAAAAATCCAGATATCCTTGGTCTCACGATTAATAGCAGCTTCAGCAAAGGTCGTGGGGTCATGAGTGAACCCAAAGTCCATTCCATGCCCCACGCCATCCGACTCAGCTACTACCTTGTTGACATCAAAGTCTTCAACAACCCAGTTTTCAAATACAAGTCCCTCAGCAACTCCCCAGTTGCCGTCACAGACAATTTGAGCCCGTCTAGGGTTAGTTCGATACAAGTCTAGGTATCTTTGCCTGTCTTGCTTATCAAGCCACTCGTTGACCCTAAAGGTGGTTGTACGAGCAAAAACATCTGGCTTACGCGTCTCCGGGTCAAAGAACATTGGTTTCAACCAATGCCGTTCCGACCAAGGGTTAAAGGTTAGCGTGATTTGCTTGAAGAACTCCTTCTTCCACTTCTCCCGCTTGATTAACTCGTCAGCAGGCACGTACTGGTGATCAGCGTAGGGTCATCTAGGCCCCCACGAATAGATTCAACAACTGTTTCGAACTTATCCGAGTTTTCGATTTCGTACGCCTCCTCGAACCAGGCCCAGCACAGTAGACCCGTGTCCACATCAACCGAAGTAACTTTCAAGGGATCATCTACATTTTGTTGCGGATAAACCGTTGCCGTTTATCCTCTGCATGTTTCCATACAGATCAGACTATATCTTGACTGCTTAACAGTCCTCCATCTTTCAACCTCACTTGAGGCTTACTCTACTCATCGCATAAAAAAAGCAGACATTTCAGTCTGCTTGTGCGCTTTCGATAGTCGTTACACGATCCTTTGCCAACCCAATTCAAATCGATACCTAGTTCCGTTTTTTGTAACATAACTACGATAACCATGAGCAACATTACTGACACTTGTTCTCGGTATGTCATAGTATTTGGCGGCTTCTAGAACACTTCCAAATATTTTACCGTCGTTTAAGCACGTGACTTTACGCCGTCTCGGATTAAAATGGCCGCCCCTGTCCTCACCGGGTCGATCATTTAACAAATAACCATCTGGCTTGTACTTGGAGTAATACTGTTCTTCTAAATCAACCATTTCATGCTTATTTTCACCGCTATCGACCCACTCGACAATGACATCTTTGTACAATTTCAAATTGTGTGAGTTCATATATTGATGAATTGAAGATTGTTTTTTCATACCGAGTAGAGCTTGCTGGTGTTCTTTCAGTCTTTCCGCTGGTCTTGCTGAACTGCCAACATAAATCACGTGTCCTGTGTTTTTTTCACGGAATAAATATACTAGATACATAAACAGACCCCCTTCTACGGGTCAGTATACTCTGAATAAAAAGTTTTGTTAATAAGGAATCGCTCGGTCTTGTCTGCGTCTCATTCGTTAAGAGTTTAACCGATGTAATGGAGTTTAACGTGGGCTAGTTAGGTCAACCCACGGAAAATAATCTTTTGCCCCGTGGGCAGGTAAGTAATTTCCGGTTTTCCCTCGTTGCATTTGAAAAGACGACTAACCCCAAGCCGGTTAATCGCCCATTTTAAAACTGTGTAAGTTGAATCGTGATTGGTATTGGAGTACCGACGAACCACCAGTAAGTTTGACCAAGGATACTTCATAATTCGGTAGATGAAGTTTAATGCAGTGGTCCGAGATTTCTTAGAGCCCCGTGACCCCTTGACCACACGATAGAAATGTTTGTCGTGCCAGAATTCGTTGTACCCCTTGCCAATGAGGTACTTAATCTGTATCTTCGGCTGCTTAGCTGTCATTACCATCGGCATTCCCTCCAATCTCTTCATCATCTTCCGGTACATCATCAACGAATGTCGGCAGTGGTAGGTTATCACGGTCGCTGTCACGCTTAAGCTGAGCAACTTCTGCTTTAGCCTTGTCAACTTGGGCCTCCATCAACGTGATACGCTTGCGCCGGATATCATTTTCATCAGCAATCGCTACGAACTGCTTGATCAAATTGCCCAACGTACCCATCGCTCGGGACTGTGCTGCCATAAAAGTAGCCTGCTTGTCCCATGCATACTGCACGTCGTAGGTTGTCCCCATACCTGAACCAGAAATCTCATCGCTTAGATCATTGTGATCGTTAACGTACATAATCTGCTGGGCCCTGATAATTGCCGTGTACTGCAGCGTAATATTTTGCCAGATGATATCTGCCGGCGATTGTTGCTCAACAACCTGCAGAATGTCGCTAGTTTCATCGGGAAGCCACTTGGCAAACAAACCATGGGTGACCGCGTTGTGATTGTGTGGTGGCGCCCCGCCATGGTTACCAACTGCATTATGATTATCGTGGAGTGAATCGTAACGCTCCGTTTGAATCGGAGCGTTACGTTTAGTGTCCCCATCCCAATGATCCGTTGATTTCCACTTGCGAATCGTTGAAGCAGACACGCCCAGCTCTCTGGCGATATCTTTAAGTGGCTCCTGTTTTCCGGATTCCAGCCAAATCGATTTAGCCTTGTCCCGGTCTGGATTTCTTCGTCTTGACAACCGTGCTCACCACCTCCCCACATCCGTGTTGTTTTGTAATTGCTGCTAAATACCGAGACTAATCAACCAACGTGTCCCGAATTAACTTTTCAGCAAACAAATTTTTCCGTTGTTTTTCGGTCAGTTCATTTGTTGGCGTCGGACTTAGTTGGGCATAAAAATCACCATAGGCATCTCTTTCCAGCCCTGTGACGTAACAGGGAGAGCCTTCATATTCTATTTCTTGGTTATACGAATAAGCCCATGAAAATTGAGCTGCGTTTTCTGGATTAAGCTTAACCGTGATGCTCATTGCTCTCATCCTTTGCTTTTGTGATTTCGCCTACAGAAAAAGCACCACTCTTTTGCGAGTGATGCTTTGCATACTGCTCTCTGACCCATGGGTCTAAATCGCGTTCAATTTTATGGCCCGTTTTAGACGCATATGAGCCGTTTTGCCAATACATGGGTGTTTGTTTGCGTTTTACCATAAGCAGGCCACCCACCCTATCAGGATACCCACAGCCAGCGCCATAAGCCCCACTATCAAATTTTTAAAACTTCGTCGCCACATTGGGCATCCCTCCTCATCTAATCACTATTTACTCAAATGATTCTTTAAGTTCTTTCAACATATTTATCATTCCAACTATATTTTCTTCCTTAAAATGAACTAATGAATTATTGTCATCCGCTCTAACTCCAATTGCTAGGTAACTGTCAATTTCATTATTAATAACGTCCACGTTAATGGCTGCACCATGTGAATTAGATACAAGGGCAAAAGCGTTTAATTTGGATTTTGCGTTTATAAGTTCCCCAACTGTTGTGCCCCACGGATTATAAGCCATTGGATCTATTGCTTTTTGTAAACAAGCAATAGCATCATCCAAATAACTCATATGTTTATTAACTTCTTTCTTTATGCGTCTCTTAGATCTCCAATTGCTACTTATGCTCCAAATCAAAGTTATAACTGACAATATTACTGCTATTAGTGTCAGCCAACTTTGAATATTCCAGCCTGAATTCACAAGAGATACTTTTAAACCATTATTTGGTAATCGTAGAACCACGATAAAACTTCCTTTGCTATTTATTTGTTCTATATATAATATAGCAGAAGGTCTTTACTATTTTCCCTGTGCGGCTGACCAGGCCAAACTTTGTATTTACCATCTGGCCCATGCCAGCCACCTCCTTAATTTTGGGCAAAATAAAAACGCCCCGTAGGACGTTATACGTTTGAAACTATACTTCCAATTTTGTTCTTAACGCTTCAGTTAATACCTGGGAAACATTAATTTTTCGTTCCTTAGCAATTACATTTAAATACTCTGGAATAGTCACATTTTTGCGAACGGTTCGCGAATACTTAATACGAAATTCTGCTAAGTCAACTGAGATATAAACCAAAGATTCTCCATCTTCTAGTTTAATATCTTCCGGATTTGATGGTTTAGGATAGTCCGATTGGGTCTTCTAATAAGTTACCAATCAAATCTTCAGTCATAGCAACGGCGTCCAAGGTATTGTTTCCTTGCGTAAACCCGCCTTTTAGGTCAGGGACTCGAACAAAAATATAGTCCCCATCTTCGCTAAAAATAGCAGGGTAAATTACCATATCCTTCTTCATAGAGTCGATCTCCTTTGTGTTTTCTTTGTCAGTTTCATACTTCAGGGAGAAAAAATCAGGTTAGTATTTGAGAGTATACCAAAACGATCACTCATTTTGGCCGCAATAAAGAAACGCTATGGTTTCTCTATATTTGCTTCTCTCAAAATCGCGCGCTCCAACCCTTTTCCAAGTTCCTTAGCATGAATCGGTACCATGACAGTAATATTGCTTTGGGTGTTGTAGAGTTTTAAATGTGATGATCCATTCTGCGATTTCTCGATAAAGCCATGTTCTTTCAACAGTTTAACCATCTGTCGTGGCTTCATCGGCATACTACTCACCTCTTTATTATCGATAATCATATTATACACATTGAATACACACTTAGCAACAAAAAAATATTCGTATGTAACAAAAAAGAGTCCTAGCGACTGCTGCCAGAACTCTCGACTAATTCTAACCTAACTCATATGGGAAGTTAACCATGGCATGGCATCCTGGTTGTCTACAGCGTCTTACCCTTGGCATGATCACCATCACTTCGCCGAGCGGATTGCCCGAACTTGTCAACGTATTTCCCACTGGATTCTGAGTTGTGCCGTGTGTCGCTTCCATGCTTGATTCGCTCCTTCCAGCGCTTGTCTGTCTTCAAATCGCGTTCGAGGTCGCCTAGGCAGTGAGTCTCAGCTGCGCTGGTATAGCCAAATTTACTCGTGATCATCTTGGCCATGCCGGCCACCTCCTATTTTTGTGCTTGCTTAATGCGCCGTTGTGTGACGCCGAAGTACTCATCATCAATTTCCATGCCAATGAAGTTTCGACCCAAATTTTTGCACGCAATTCCAGTTGAGCCGCTCCCCATAAACGGGTCCAAAATTGTATCTCCCTCATCACTAGTTAAATTCATCAGTCGCTCCATAAGTGCAACGGGTTTTTGCGTCGGATGTTCGAAATGGAGCCGGTTAAACTTGACATTAATTACATCCTTTTCACGAATGCCTTCTTCAACTTGGCGCATTACGCTAAGTGAAACATAAGGCTTCTTAAGATTCTTTCCACTCACCGTAATGCTATGGGCCGACTTATACGGTTCAGTAAAGGCGATCTGTTTCGATTTTAAATAATTAGAAATAACTGAAAATTCTTTGGGATTTTTAAGCGCTGATGACAAGCGCTTCAAGTCCATTTCTATTTTCTTAAAATTTGGTTTTTCCGGATTGAAGTACGGCACTTTGACTTTTCGAATCTTGCCCCCCCCGAGAATACTAATAGTTTCGTGGTTGCGTCCGATTGCTGTAAATGGGGTGCTCGAAACATTTTTCTCCCAAATGATTTCCTCTTTGAATTTACGGCCCATACCATTTAGCATGCAATTCCATCGGTGAAAAGACTCGCCACGGCCGAAGAATACGATTAGACCCTTCGGCTTAACAATTCGGTCCCACTCATTAAAAACAGCCTGTTCATCGAATATCCGATCAAGTCGGTGATTCAAATATTCATAAGGCGGGTCAGTGATAATCGTATCTACCGAATTGTCAGGGAGTTTTTTCATCAACTCCAAGCAATCACCCTTTTGTAAATTAATCATGTCTTCACCTCAATCGTATGTATCAAAAAAGCCCGGCGACTGCCGCCAGGCCTAACTTTAACTTCTAAAGAGAGGAGTTTTGCCTCCTAGCTTTAGTTAGATTTTGGGCGCTGTAGTTTCAAACGATTAAAATTTTAGTTTGAACGTCCAATGAGTCCTGTGGGGTACGGTCCCACGTCCATGGCGATTTAAGGTCGCCCGCTCTACCACTGAGCTAAGGACTCAAGAACCCCGGCTTATGTAGGACCGGGGAAGGAAAGGTTTTCTGTGGAGGAAGAAACCGCAGCAGGAGTACTAGGCCCGCCGCAATACGTGCAGCGGGAGTCGAACCCGTATCTTCTTTGCTCTGCCGTTGAGCTATGCACGTCCATTTCATCATTCGCTTATGTTACCAATTTACACCCAAAAATTGGGTAGTGCCTGCAGTCCGACTGCACAAAAACTGCACTCAAACTGCATCAAAACTGCTTTTTTTAAAAATATGGAGATCATCCAGCATGTAGCAATCGGCAAACTGTAATAGTGCTTTTGGCTTCCAAACGTGGAAATAGCTGGACTCAGAAAATCCTAAGTCCATAAAGCACATGGTATCTGATAGTTCTTGTAGATATAGTTCATCTAGGATATTCTGGCAATCTTTATCACAGTGTTTAATTGCTTGGATTGTCCGTTTAACGACTTCTTCGGCATATAACCGCCGCACAATTCTTGAATCTGTCGCATTACCTGATGGCTGAGATTTTGGCATTCCATCATAGCTAGGTGATTTTAAGTCGCTCATTGACTGTCCACTGATACGGACCATCTTAGGCAATACTACAGATAAAAAGTGTGTCACGTTTTGCAAAGTTGCTCCAACATCTACCTCTGGGAAGAGACTTCCCATATTCACATTGTCAAAATCCAATTCAGCCAACCCTTTCAGCCCCTATCAATGGTATAATTAATGTGTTGACCATTGAGTAAGCATAATTTGGGTAAGGGCTGCTGCTGGGCGGCCCTTTTTTGCTATCTAAAATGGCCGTGTAAGCTCGTGTAGCACGTTATTAACCTCAGCATTGCTCAGCATACCCAAAGCGATGTAAACTTCCTTAGGCACGCTGTGATCGCTTAATCTGGATTGAAACTCAGCTATTCCTATCAATACACCGCCATTGTCAGCTCATGAATAACCTGGTTACGTTCCTTCGCTGACAATTTGTTAATCGCGTTGCGCTGGCTGTCGTTCAGCTTGGTAAAGTGATTGCCACACCACACTAACGCCTGTGCCACATCGCCACCATAGCTTGCCATGCCTTGCAGTACGTAATTGCGATACTCAATCTGTTCGTGTGTCATGTTCTGCCTCCACTAGACGTTTAACTTGCCGCCAACGCGGCTTGCTTTGATTGATTGGCTTGCAAAACAATGTGTTGATATGCTGTGCACCGTTAAGTGCCAGCCAAAGCTGAAAATTCCATTTATTCATGATGTGCCTCCAATAGATCTAGGTTCATGTGTACGTTACCAACAACTTCAATCTCATTAATGTAATCACTAACCAGCATCTCATTTCCAGTAGCCAAGTCTTCTCCAAGAATATAGCTATTACCGTACTCCATAATAACTTGCGAAATTTTAGGCTGAGCATACTTATAGCTAGACTTAACAATATCGCCTTCGTAGATTTCCTTGCCATTGGCATCTTTCATGCTGGTAGACTGCTCAATTACAATATCTTTTAGCCTTCCGTTATTCCCAAAGTTATCCGTCCACCCATCAAAATTAAAGCACTCCGGATTTGTCCCAGAGTTCCATAACTCAGAAATATGAAAATATTCTTTTGTCTTTTTGTCCCACGCTCTAAATTTTGGTACCATCATTTGTCCTCCCGATCTCAACATCACTAGGTGCCACCTCAATATTCCTGTGGCTGCCTTTAACTTTCATCATCACTGTTCGCCTATCACCACGAGTGATCCAGCATAGCCATGTGGCTGATTGCTTAACGCGATGGTGGCGGTGGTAATACACCTTGTCACCGTGTTTCATTGGCTGCATCCAATTTCAAGTCTCTACCAAGTATAAATATAGATTTGTCATCAATTTCAATAACTTTCTTCAAGTAATATCTATCCCGCCAAACCATTGGAAAGGTTAACTTGTCAGATATTGCAATCAGTCTAAACAAGTCAAACTTTATTGGATAACAATCCGGATCCTTAAACTTAATCATCGTCAGTCACCTCCAACTGTTGTAATTGATTTGGTGTATGTCTTCATGGTGATGTGCTCCTACTCAAATTCGATTGCTGGTATGTTCAGGTGCTCAATCAAGCCAAGGCGTTCCAACCGCTCATAGTTGAGACGCTCGCAGTATAAATCTGCTTCGTACTGAGACCCGAATTCCTTGATTACGGTTTCACCATTGCGGCCCACAATCTTGAATTTCATTTTTTTATCAATCCTATCCAGTTGGCTCATTTCTTCAAAATGTTTACTCATTTGATTACCTCCGCTAAAATATATGTTCTATCCAAATTAAGTTGCTCATATCTAACAACTTGATAACTCAAAATTTTGACTTCATGTTCTTTTGAAAAATTGTTGAGATCATCAATAGCTGATGAACTAAGACTAGAAGTTCCATCAATAAATTCTTTATATTTGCTCATTTTAAATCCTCCCTGAACGCTTAAAACGTTAAATTTGTTTACGGTGCTTTGGGAGTGCCGGAATGTATGCAACCTTATCACTCTCTATATGTTCAATAGCTTTTTCACTCCAATTAGATACGTTAAATTTTTCTTTAACTTATCGGTGTGAGGCATAACGTTTATATCAGAGAATTTCATGTAATCATCCTGAGAATTTTGAACAAAATAAATCTGTTTTACATTTCTCTCTAATGTGTCGCCATGAATCACAACACAATTCATACCCCTAATCGCAATATTGTGTAGTAAATATGGAATAACGTTATCTCCAAATTCCTCCACCATATACAAATAGTTGTGTGGGGCATAGCTGAATGGCGTCTCTGCTAATCTGTCATCATTCCATTTTTTAATAATTAGTGATCCCGTTCCGGCAGTTGGATCATATCCAGACCATCCACTTTCACTACCATTATCATTCCTAGTAATCTTTGCTAGTAATCCAGAAACATAATCAGGTGTAAAATCTTGCTGCTGAGATTTTCTCTCTGCAGCATATTCTTCAAAGTATTCACGAAACGTATCAACAGATACGTTACTATTAATAGCTAGGATTTTTCTGTAAAAATCATTGCGTTCTTTTGGTTTAAACAGCAAATCGCTTATAAACTTTTCAAATTCCGCATGCTGATTAACTCCAGCTATTGTATATAATTCGTCGCGTCCTAATTTTGCCATAACTATACCTCCTGTAGCTTCACTCGCATGCAGCGCTGCCGGTGACTTCATTTAGCTTCTCCATCAATCACCACGGCGGCCTTAACATTCCGCTCACTACTTATGTGTATTTCATGGTAGAGTTCCTCTAGTGAACCACAGACAGCACCTACATACCCATCACAAAGGTTAACTGCAGCATAATTGTCTATCGTTATTTGCACGATCATATAAACATAAGAATCAGCTTGAATTACATCGCCCACTGAATACTCAGTAACCAGTTCATGTGAACCTTTATAAATAATTTCCATCATTTTTCCTCCCGTAGCTTCACTCGCATGCAGCGTACCCAATCTTTGTCGCGTCCCATAGCACTAGCAATTCCTTTATTGTTAGGCCAATCCATGTGATCGAGATTGTATTTTAGCTGTGCTAATTCATCTGGTGTGGCTTGGTAATTCAATTCGTCACGATTTTTCATTTTCCCACGTAATTGCTTTAGATAATGCGATGACTTTGACCGTTCTTGTGCAATATATTGGTTGGTGTATCCGTGGATAATCATGTGGCGTAGGATCTTATTTTCTGCCGTGTGTCCTTCCTCAGTTTGACCGCGGATCTCTTTTTAACATCTTTCGGCCACTTATCTGGATCATCGCCATAATTGGCGTAAGCAGCCCTGATTGCGGCTGCCATTTTCTTGTTTAGTGACATAACTTTTACTCCTTATCAACAATTTTGAACGTGATTTCTCCTGATTTTTTAATCATTTTTGTTTACCTTCCTTAGCCTCAGCTTGGTGTTCCCGCGCGTGTTGTTCCATGCGACGCTTCTTTTGCTTCACTGCTCGACGCTTAGACCGTTTTCGTTGTTTTGCCATTACTTGATTACCTCCACTCGCCAGCCATTGATGACTGGCTTTTTCTGCTGCCATATAGCAGCTTTAATTTTCCACGTTGGTGTGCGCCCAAGGTAGTGNACCCGTGCGTAGGACAGGCCACACTCGTGATAACCCTTGCTGCTCGTCAATCTAACTCGCATTGGCAACTGTGACCTCAATCCTTGGGTCGTCCGAGTAGTACTTGTGACAACTGACGTCCGTGACCAAGTTGTCGTCCTCCCAGACAATGCCGGTAAGTGCGTCCTCAATCAGCTTCAAGTAGTTTGATGCGTCCGGCTTAACGATGGGCCGATGCTCACTACTGAGACGACGCTCTCGCTCCGCCTTGCTGACAGAAGACTGGACGTGCCGGTATACCTTGACATCGACCTTTAGCGGTATGCCGTGCAGCAATTCGCCGTGATACTGTAGGGCCGCAGCCTCCGACACTAACTTCTTGTAATCTCGAGACCGTTTGGGGTCAAACGCGTGGCCTGTGCGAGTAAATCGCGGACGCCCAGCGGGAACTGGCTCACCATGGATCACTAAGTGAGCAAGAACAACCCGGACCTCGGACAGCAGTGGTGCCATTTCGAGAGTCGTTAGCTTCCTACCGGCAATAACCAGTTCTCCGCCATCACTTGGCGACTTAAGCGGATCGACGCGGACATGGCCACCGTTGGGGTACTTAACTGTCATGGCGCACCCCTAAAAACTCTTGCCATAGCCAAAATGTCAAGGCTTGTGGGCACTGGTAAATGCTTCGCTTCATGCTGGATCTCATCGTTAAGCCTCCAATGCAAGTGACATCTGTTGAATCAACATCTTCGTCGCCGTATTAGGCTGCCAATCATCAATGAACTTTTCGGCCTTGTCGAAGTCCTTTTCACGAATCTGAGTACGTGTGCGGACGCCAGTTACTTGATTAAGGCCATTGCTAATATCTTTGTATAACTCACTTCGCTGTTTACGAGTCAACTGCAGACGATGAACCTTCACGTACTCGCTAACTGCTTGTTCACGCGCTTACCGATATGGGCGTACTCGGACGGATCAAGTTTGGCATTACTTTCCAAATCGTCCACCCGTTCTTCAACGTCAGTCAGACGATGATTCGCCCGATTGCTATTTTCCATGGCTAATTGAAGCCGTTCCTCAGGTGTCATCGGTAACTGAACCTGCTTTTCCATTGCGTTAAAGGCTTCAATGTAGTCCAGCTTAAAGTTAGTCGCACGTTTTCCTGTAAAGCCCATTGCCAGCAGCGTAAATCCATCGCGGTTCATGTAGTAGGCCCGCCGTGGGCGCCCGTAAGAGTCCGGAATATCACTCTCAACGTACATCTGCGCAAAATTGCGCACATCTTTCATGTCATCAATTGCTCGCAAAACATCGCGGTGATTTTTGCCAAAGGTCTCTGCTACTTGCAGGCTCGTAGTAACTGCCTGCCGATTTTTCATAATTACCAATTCGTTCATGTTGTAGCCTCCTGTTCTGGCTCTCTATTCTGCTGTAATCGTGCTATTCGCGCGTTAATCTCTGCTTGTTGTTCAGGCGTTATCTCGGTTCGGGTAGCCGTTGGAGTGGCCCCCGATTGTGCCCAGTCTGGCAGTGTCTCCTTGACCCTTGTAGGCTTAGATCCACCTCGTCCGCGTGACGCCGCCTGAATTTTCATTTGGTCGAATTGTTTACGGAGCTTGGCTCCTGATAAGATATTCGACTTCCAGAAATCATCGTGCTGGCACCAGTCAACCATGCCATCAAGCTTGTCGTATGCGTGGCCATCTTGGGTGTGAGCCAAACGAATATCATTAGCCCAGGTCTGTAGCTTGCGTTCGTCACCCTTAGGCGAGAAGTCAGGGTCATTATCCCGAATGGCCTTAAGCAAGTGCTGGGCGATTTGATACGGCTGATCATCAGGTCCGTACTTCGGCTTGTCCGAGTTCGGACGTATTGTTTTTTTATCCTTTACTTTGCTTTCCTTTACTTTCCTTTCCTTGCCATCCGAATCAGATGGCATTGCCATAGCATTGCTATTTTTCTGAGATGGCTTTGGCTTAGATTCTTCTTCGCCAGTAGATGGATTAGCTTTAGAATTGCCATTCCAACGGGACTTGGCACCCTTTTTACCAGCTTCTGACCGCCGCCTACTTTTAGCATCCTTTAACGCCATTCTTTTGTTAAATCCTTCGGAGTAGAAGTACTTACCATCATCGGTAAAGGCAAATAACCCGAAATCTTCAACAACCGCTTTTATCTGCGAAGCATCAACACGAAGGTCAAAGGCTATAGCATTATAATCTTTGACACTCGTGTAATCGTCTTCATCGCGGAGACGTTCAAGAAGCATAAAGTAAATGGCGTACCCGATTGCACCGACTTTCATCCGAACCTGCAGCATCTTACTTGAATTTCTAGCATTGCTATCATGAGAGAAGTAATTATTCAAAAGTCGTTCACCTCTCTATTCCTCCCACCCACCACTTGCTTTACTAGAACGGTAAATCGTCGTCTGTAACGTCGATTGAATCGCTAGCCGGTACGGTCTGCTGGGTATTATGTTGTTGTGATTCACTCTGACGATCAGGCAAGTCAAAATCATTAACATTAACCCCTAGCTGGGTCTGACCATTGTACTCAGTGATTTCTAGGTCGCCCGATACAATAACATGGCTTCCCTTATGGTAGAAACGTTGAATGACGTTCGCACGGTTCCCCCAGACGGTGCATCGGAACCAGTCGGTCCCATACTGGCCATCTTCACTCTGCCGGTTCTGACGAACCGCAACACTGAAATTAGCAACCTGCATACCGTTTTGTGTTGATCGTACTTCTGGATCCTTACCTACGTTTCCGGATATTGTGATTGTTCTCATGCTGTTTTATTCCCTTCTTCAGATAACTTAGTTAGCTTGTTTGTTGCTAAAATAACCAGTTCATTTGCGCTTTCGTGTGTTAGCTGATCCATACTCGTTGCCTCTGCCTTATTGAGAATGGCGGTCGCAACGACATTTAAATCGGTCTTAGCCTTGTCTGAGATTGCTTGAAATAGTTTCCCCAGCGTGTCCTTTTGTTTCTTAGATGCTGGCGTAGGATTAGGATGTTGGCGTTTTTGAGTTCCCTGGGTATACCCGCCATTGGGATTACTATCATCGGCGTCCGGATCTTCATCCTTGTCGGTAATATTGAATAGTTGTTTGTAGAAGTACTTCTGCGCACTCGTGCAAGCCTTAGCCATTGCCTTCTCACCAGAATCTTGACCACTACCGGGCATGGTTCCGACAACCGTATTTTCTCCATCCGTAATGGTAAAGGTACCCATCACATCGACGAAATGATTCTCGCCGCCTCGCTTTGAAGCCTTATCGTACTGATTGATGACTTCATACTGAGGAATAATTCGAATACCAGCTTCACGAATTGCGGACTCGACAGCGTACTTAATTGCTGTTTCGCTTTGGAAACGATAATTTTGGAAGGAGTTGTTTCCGTCCTTACCAATTGGGCCAATGTGTTTTGAGGCCTCATTCAGTTTTTGAATTAAATTCAGTTCTTTTTCCTCGGTCACGATGTTTCCCTCCTATCGAATCCGAATGGATCGGCCTTGCGTTAATTCAGCTCCTGGAACGTCTTCACCGTCTTTAAGGGCGGCGAGAATACCCTTCTTATCGAGACTAGTTGTCGTTTTGATAAAGTCATCAGGTACTTTCTCCTCGTCCGTTAAATTGACACTGGCCGGGTTATTCTGAATCCAAATTGCTAGGTCAACGTCTTTAACGTGGTCTAAACCGGCCGCCTCTAGTCCTTGCTGTAAGGCGTCCTTTAATCGTCTAATGTTGCTAGCGAGTGAAGACTTTCGGTCAGCATCGGCCTTCATTTTCTCGGCAAGTTGCTTTTCATCGGACGTTAGCTGCTTGATTACCTTGCCATAGCCGATTGCCTTATCTGCAATGCCATCTTTCAGACTGAGAATCGTGTCATCAAACGCCTGTTGATCTTCCGGATCGGCACTTTCGGCTAATCGAACGACTTGGTATAGATTGTCTTCGAGTTGATAGAGATTCATTACTTAACCTCCACTTCGGGTTGCCATTCTGCCAGCTGATCGTTAATTCGATACAAATGATCGAGTTCTTCGTTGGTGATTGGGTGTCCCGGTTCGTCGATCGCTTCGATAAGATTAAATAGTTCGCCGCGAATATCGGCCAACCGATTACGACTTTCGCTAGTAACCTGGGCCACAAGAATCACGGGGCCACTTGCAGTTTGCTTGCCTAATACTTGATCCATGAGATCACCTCCGTGCCTTTGAACTCTTCCATAATTTTTGCAAGGTTCCCGTAGTCATAGTCGATTGGGTCACCGTAGTCCTCATGTTCGCTGTCTAGGAAGTCGTGCATCGAAGCGGCGTCATCCATGACGTACCTGCCATCGTCAAGCGTCCAGTACTTCTCACCGTAGATTAGCGGGAATCCGTCAATGTCATACGTTTGCTTGTCCTCAGCGGAATCCTTATCCAAGCGATTCATGTAGTTGTTGAGGTCAAACGTTGCATGGTCTGGTGCAATCATTGAAGCCACCGTCCTTCTGTAGTAGAATTGAAATAGAATAATTTTGATAAGCGCAGCTTATCTTCGAGCTCTGACGGCCAGGTCAGGGCTCCTTTTTTATGCCAAAGTGTCATTTTTTGTCCTCCAATCCGAAGAAATCCATTGTCCATGCTTTCCAGCCGCCCATTGCGTGAACCGATTCAGATAGCCAGTAGCCGAAGCTGACACACAGTGCAATCAGGCCGAACCATGAGACAACCTCACCAACGTAGTAGTAGAACAAATCCATAATTATTAACTCCTCTCATCTAAGTACCTGCGCCAGGCGTCCCGAACTTCCGGGAACAGCCAAACGCGTTTGCCACGCTTGCCAGGGGCTCCTGCACGACGTTCGAGCTTTGCCACGTATCCCAGCGGAACGAAGTTTTGCTCAAGATTGCTAGTGGAGACCCCGGTCATGTCCGCCAGCTGACTAAGGTTGACGGAGATTTGAAGCTTGTCATTTTCGCCAAGCATTTGGTTCACTTGGTCTTCGATGACCCTCTCGGCCACCGCTTGTGGATCGAACGTCGCCATGGCTCTAGCCTCCTACCCTTGTGTTAGCTTTATTGAAGACATTCTGTAAATTGATGCCTGCATAATCTGCCTTCATCACAATATCGGTATTTTCCGACATGATTTCTTCGGCATATTCATCAAAGTATTTGTCGATGAGTAGCACTTGCTGTGGAGATCTAAACTTCTTTTCAGTACTCATTGCCTCATCGAATTCCTCTTCAATTGCTCGCCGATCGTTCTCCTCCTTGCGCTGCCGAAACATCGCTGAGATAACATCGTTGTGCTTCGTCGTGTCTTTCAAGAAAGACAGCAGCCCATAATCCGTTCTGGCACCCGACAGGGCTAAGAGAATGCTGTGCAGCCTGTGCGCAATTGCAACTCTCATACTCTTGTCACCGGACCGTTCACCATTGGACATCCGGGTAAGCTGTGACTTAGAAATATGTGCTCCTTCAGCGACATCTTTCCGCATAAAACCAACGAGATCCAGACTTAGCTGCTCTGCAAATTTATTTTTCATTCAATCACTTCCTTTACTTGGCAACCCATTCAAATTCCTTTGACGAGGACCACTGATACAATTTAGTTATTGGAGGAACCGGCAAGCAGAACCACCACAACGATGATTCCCAATACTCCTTCATCAGCTCACCTCCTCAGAATGTTCATTGAAAAATGAATACCCATCACCTTCTTTGGTACAATTAGTGCTGGAAGGAGGTGACAAACATGCTTGTTGATCCTAACTCCTTTGCAAACTCAGTTGTTGCATCTGATGTTGAAGCTAAAACCCTTGATGAAAAGTTAGCCCTTTACAATAAGGCTTTAGCGTTGGCTATCAAGAACAACAAATCTGAAAATGCAAAAGCAAATATCGAACATCGCAAACAAATGCCAACCACAGAAGATCAGAAAAAGCACCTTCGAAAAATGGGCTTGATCTAGTTTGCACTTAGGAGACGGGCCATTAGTCCATCTCCTTTTTTGCTGACAGAATCTGTGCAGTGGGACTATTTTTGATTGCATCAACAGCCCCTTTAAGTAGCTCGTCTTGTAAGTTCGATTCTCCCTGACAAAGTACTAACAATGTTAATAATCTATTAGTTCGTTTCAATTCACTAAGAATTTCATCATTCATCAGCTCACCTCCTCAGGCTCAGTAGAGTTTGTTTCACTTTTGCACCCATCAAGTGCAAAAAAAAGATCTGCTATTTCAGCACCGACACCCTTAGAAATTTTCTTTGCTATTACTGGTGAAGGATCCACTTCTTGATTAAGAACCAATGATAAATACCCACTAGTAACGTTGATATGACGCGAAAATCCATTTTGAGAATAACCGCTAAGTGCAATACGCTCGCGGAGACTATCAGGACTAATTAATCGCATCTTCATCAATACCACCTCCTTGATTACATATCTAATATACATCTATTGTTTCACTTTTGCAACCATATATTGCTATTTTTGTTTTACTTTTGATATTATTTTGTTTCTCTTTTGTTATACTAATGTCGTAGAAAGGCTGTGAAATCAATGACAGTAGATAAAACAAAATTTGGTTCTCAGCTGAAAAAGCTGAGAAACGAAAAAGGATTCACAGTTCGACAAGCTGCACTTCAAGCTAACCTCTCGAACTCCTTCTGGTCTCAGGTAGAGAATGGGAAAAGAAATATCCCTAAACCCATTACACTTGAGAAAATGGCAAAGGGGTTGCGCGTTTCTAAAGAGCAAATATTTGTCATGGCAGGAATAAATAACAGCGACCTTGCCACTAAAGAAACTGACAAGCCAGAATACGTTGACCTTAAGGAACAAATCAACGATAAAAAGAAAATCATGACCTTTGAAGGTCGAATAATACCTGATGAAGACTTAGAGTATATGGAGCGTTTGCTCAGGGGCGGAAAGAAGGACTAGCTGTATGGACGTAATTATCGTTAATCTTATGAAATACGCGTACGATCATAAAATAACCGTAATTTTAACCAACCATTTTGATGGCCATACCCCTTCTGCATCCCGCCCTGATACTAAAACGATTGTCGTTAATACGAATTGGCATGAGAAGAAAGAAATCCCCTTCCAAATGGCTCATGAACTAGGACACGTCGTTAATGGCGATGAAGGAACACTCTACTATTCTAGCTTCTCCAACAAGTCAAAGTATGAACGCGCGGCCAATATGACCGGATTAGACATTTTGATTCCAATTTATGTTGATATTACTGGATATACCTTCAATAATGTATCCCCATTTATGGAGCAATTTGGCATACCTAGCTATCTACTAAATGCTGTAATTTCACGATTTAAAAAGTGCATCAATAACTAGAAGAAACGCATTGATTAGATTTTAATGCGTTAGAGACTAATATTTCCGTCCACACCCGAAGACGTTAAAAGCTGAGTACATATTTTCAGGAGGAAACGATATGTCAGAAAATGACACTAAATTTTGTTCATCATGTGGTAAAAATATTCCTGCAAACTCGGAATTTTGCCCATCTTGTGGTGCTCACCAGAACGGAAATGGACCAGTCGTCAACAACGAAAGCTCCAATGCCTTAGCTCAAGACTCATCAAACCAGAAATCTGCTTGGGGAGTTTGGTTGGCGGTTGGTTGGATTTTCTTTGCAGCCCGTTTTGTTTTAACGGATTATGCAACAATACTAGAGGCAATCGCTGTCATTATCGGAATAACGGTTCAGGTAAGATATCGTGAACATAAATACGCTGGCATGGCACTTTGGATCATTACATTAGTTGTGTCTGCAATATCAGCCGTTGTCTACTACCAATAATGTAGCTATCGATTAATAACAGCTTATGTATGATGACTTTAAAAGCTGTACATATTTTTAGGAGGAAACGATATGTCAGAAAATGACACTAAATTTTGTTCATCATGTGGTAAAAAAATCCCTATCAACTCAGAATTTTGTCCTCATTGTGGGGAAAAACAACCAGTAGTATCAGACAACCCTGCTCAAGAAAAGACAGTCGTGAAATCGTTTGAACCGTCGAGACCAATTTCCAAATCAAATTCCACCAAAAAATGGATTTTAGGCATCACTGCCGTCGTTATTCTCGTTGCACTTATCTTCGGTCTGAGTTGGGTTGTCAATCATTCAAAATCTCCAGAAAGCATAGCGTCTTCTATCCAGTCGAAGCTTAGGACTCAATCAGCTGACTACGGCAAAGCTAAGGCAACATGGAATAGTGACAGTGAGGTAATAGAGATTTACCTTCCTAAAAACTCACATGTAGTAGAATCGTTAGAAGATGGCAGCCCTGCTTTATGGAATTCTCTTGTNCGGGACTTAAAATCTAGTTCTACGGCAATTAACAAAAAGAATAATCCAAACTATTCTCATATAACCGTGGTCAGTCCACATGATAAAAATTATCTATGGCTAGAAATTAATCATGGCAAAATAAAATACAATCAAGGAGATAATTTAAACTAAGGGGTGTTTATTTTGGAAGAAAAGACTAAATTTTGTATTCACTGTGGGAAAAAGATTCCCGCAACTGCTTCATTCTGCCAATTCTGTGGCTACACTCAAGGTTCTGATACCCAATACTCAAAAAAATGTAGACCAAACCAGTAATTATCAACAGACTGCATCCCCTGACTCGTTCACATCAAATATTTCTGATGTCCCTTATAATGAAAATAAAATCCCAGGTATCGTCAGTTCTACAAAACTTTATTTTAAAGATATGTTTCGCATAAATAAGAGAATGGGTCGTGCCGATTTTTGGTGGGCATCACTGGGTGTTGGCATTATTATGGTAATTATTGGCTTCATTATAGGAATTATTCAAACCGTATTTCTTGGTGGTAGTGACAACTTTATGGAAACCGATATTGCCGGTGAGCTAACTCCTGCTGGGGTCACAAGCCTCATTATGTTGATTATTCTGTTAGCTATCTATGTGATTCTTTTTATCGCTGCTCTGACAGGCGAGATTCGTAGACTCCATGATCTGGGATATAATGGCGCATTTTGGTTGATTAACCTAGTTCCAGCAATCGGATCACTAATTATGCTAATTATTTTATGCCAGCCTTCAAAACAACAAAATAATCGCTACGCTCCACAAAAAATAGTTTTAACAGCTTCTGTCTGGTGACTCCCCTCGGTCCGATTCCGGGGTGAAGCATAGTCCCAAAGATGGTGACATTAAAAGATAAATATGTACTTGGGCCCGTTCAGGGATTTTCTTTAATCGTCAAAAAGAACGCACGTTCGGAATGGAGGAATTATCATGGCTCAAATATTCAAACGTGGCGACAGCTGGAAAGCCAAGGTCTACTTCAAGGACATTCACGGCAAGCGAACGTCACGCTCACAGGAAGGATTTCGCACCAAGAAGGAAGCCGAAGCGGCCGCCCGGGTGATGGAAGACACTTACAAGAATGGATCCGATGTCGGCGACAAGAACATCTCTTTTAGCGACTACTTCCAGAAATGGTTCCACATCTTCCGGGAACCTGGCCTGTCAGATACCACAATTGCCCGGTACCAGTACACCATCAACGTCATTGATGAGTATTTCGGCGACACCCTCTTCCGTAAGATCAAAACGGCCGACTACCAGGAATTTCTCAACTGGTTCGGGAACGGAAACGGCAAGGACGCGAAGCCCCACGCTAAGGCGACCGCTGACAAAATCAACACGCATATCCGGGCCGCTGTCCGCAATGCAGTCAACGATTCGGTCATCAGCCGGGATTTCACGCAAAACACTCACGTCGTCTACGACAGCAGCCGGACCCGTGAGATCAAATGGCTCTCATATGACGATGCAGCCAAGCTGTACAACTACACGCTGAACCACTTGGAAGGCATTGACGTTGTCCCCTATATGGTTCTGACTGCCCTACTCACCGGCATGCGCCAGCAAGAAATCGCGGGGCTTACCTGGGACGACATCGACAGCAAGGGTGGCTTCATCAAGATCACGAAGACCTGGAACTGGACGAAGCGTGACTTTGGCCCCACCAAGAACCCGGCATCCGTTCGGACCATCTCGATTGACCGCAACCTGGTGAACATCTTGACCAAACTGCAGTATGAGCAAAAACGCTACTTGAAAGTGAACGACAAGACCAATCCACACAGCCTGGTTTTTCTGTCGCGCTACAACCGTGTCCCCTCTTCTAAGGCCCTCAACGACCGGTTACACGAACTGATGAAGGACGCCGACATCAACATATACCTGCGGTTCCACGGGCTCCGGCACACTCACGCGTCCATTCTGCTGTATCAGAAGATGTCGATTGCCTATATCAGCCACCGACTTGGTCACCAGGACATCGCCACAACAACGAAGACTTATCTCCATATCATCAAGGAACTGGAGCAGGAAGAGACCGTCCGCACCCGTGAGATCTTCACTGACCTGGGGAAGAAGGCCGACTGGTCCGACTTCAAAGTCAAGGCCGAGTGATGGGTGCACCCAAATGGGTGATTCTCACTCCTGAATGGGTGCACCTTGGGTGCGCACTTTTGCAAAACCATATGCGAATATATTTTTTTAGATATAAAAAAGAGCAGGAACGCTGTTATATCAACGTTCCTGCTCTTTTGAAAGTGGTTTATGAATTATAGTTATACCGGAGGTGGGGACTGGATAGAGCTTTCTATCCTTGGTATAAAGGCATTCCATTTATGGATGGGCGTTTTTGGGGTGATTTTTTTCTAAAAATATTTCTTTATACCAATTTATACCATCTGATCCGGATTCCAGATAACCCCATTAGGTCATCAACTTTTCTTCTATTATAGTGCACTATTCTGATAGACGAGATTCCATCTCAATCTTTCGGTCAAGCGCCTTTTTGGCCCTATCCTGCAAATGCGCGATGGCAATTTCCTCTGTTTCATAAGAGTTGCCAGACGAGGAAACTCGGTACTTTAGTGCCGAGAGGAATCGTCGTCTTGGGCAATTCACTTCCTTTCAATTGTTTTTCGTTAAAACGTAAGCACTCAAAAAGCGCCCACCCCGTCAGGAGTGAGCGCCTTCGTGTGTTACTTGATAAAACTGTTAATCTTTTTGTTGCCACTAATAAATAATCCATTAGCCAACTGAATCCGAGTTGTATATCCATACTAGACGATCTTAGCGACATCAAATTCAGTGCCGGCTGGCTGCCAGTCCACAACATGTTTGAGGGCCTTATCTTTGTACCGATGAGTACCGCGTACAGACTTCACTCGTTTGACATCACCACCAGCCACATAGTAAAGTCGATTTACATTGTCTTGGTTAGACGTGATATAGTACCCGTTGGCCAACTGGAACCGGGTAATTTTACCATAGGTTACCACTTTAGCAATCGCAAATACGGTGCCGGCCGGGAAACTGTCTACTTTGTGTTTGAAGGCAACATCCTTGTAGCGATTAATTGGCGTCCGGGCATAGATCATCTTGGGATTGTATCGGTAATAGATGGCCTTCTTCGGTTTAACCGCCTTGGTTGCGGTGCCGTAGTAATAGTTAGAGTACATCTGGGACACATCAAATGTTCCATAACAGCCCGGGAAGTGCATGCTTGATGTCCATTGCCAACCATTATATCCGGTATAGAGCTTAAATCCTGACGGGTTATAAGGGTAGTTAGCTACCCAACCACCACGGCCCGAGTTGTTCAATGGCACTGAATTAATCCAGCTACCCATCGTATAGACATCCGTTTTGGGATAGCCCATGCGATGAACTTCGTTAATCCAGGCCTTAACAATTTTAGAGTTCTGATTCCAACCAGAGTTGGTGGCTTCAAAGTCAAGTACGATCACACTGCTCTTGCCCAATCCTGCCTTAAGCGCACTTCGGGCTGCCATCTGGGCTTCGGCCTTAGCCCCAGCCACTGTCGTAAATCGGGAAAAGTGATAGCCGTTGACGTGTAAGCCAGCAGATACCGCGTTACGAATGCTTTGCTTGGCCGTTTGGTCAGTGAAGTACGTGCCTTCGGATAGTTTAGCTATCATGGCTTTGACACCATACTTTTTCATTGAACGCCAATTGGCAACGGTCATGATTCCATTGTTATTGGACGTATCCACAACATCATAATGCGGCATTACTTCACATCTCCCTCCGTAGCGGCCACGTCTTCTGGCACATCTAAGGGTGCTGGTTCAGCGGGCACTGTCGCAGCTTGCTTGTCCAGTTGTGCTTGTTTATCAGCGAACGTTTGCTCTGTGTCCGCCAGAGCGGCATTGTATTCAGCCTGTTTTGCTTGGGCTTTCGTCTCCGTCGTGGTCATCGACTGATACGCTTTTTCGATGGCTGCTGAAATAATTGCCGGTGCCAGACTGTCATGACCAAATACTTTCATTTGGCCTGTTACATCAGCAATCGCCTGCTCACGCTTTTCTTCCCCTGGCATTTCATAATTAGTGGCCACCTGGTTGACAGCACTGAACGCCAATGTGTCTAACAGTCCCAACACTTCGCGTTGAGTAGCGGACTTATTCGCCGCAATCTTGGTCTTTAAAGCAGGATTAATCCGGGTAAACCAGCCAACTAAGGCAAAAATTAAGACACCTAAGATACCGGTGTCGTTGAGTAATTTAATAATCTTCGTAAATTCATTCATGCTTTTTCCTCCTAAAGTTCACCGTACCGTTCCCGGTACGCTTGATTCTCACGTTCTAAAGCGGCGTTGCGTTTTCGTAAGGCTTCATTCTCACTAACCTTCAAGGCAATCTGCTGGTTAAGTTCTTGCTCCATGGCGTCTTTCTTAACACGTAAGGTAGTAAGATCATCATCAAACTTATGTCGCTCAGCAGTCTGCTCATTGCGTAGGCGTTGGTTATCCTGCTTTACTTGCTCCATGATGTAGGCCTCAAGCTGTTGCTGGTCTTTACCGGCAGATCGATTGTCAACACGTTGTCCGTGAATCGCAGCGAAAGCAGCAGTAATCAGGGCCCCAACTGCCCCCAAGATTCCAATCCAATTACTAGCGCTCACTGCGATCACCTCTCATCAACGTACTGAATAGCAGCACTAAGGTTAGCAACGCGAAAACCCAAGTGAGATTAAATCTGGAATCGAAGAACCCTCGAACTGAAAATGCTAGCGTAATCGCGCCGAACGCCGGAGACAGAGCCACCATACCCCAGTCTCTTAGCTTGTGGCGGCAGAACATCGTACCGTAAAGAATCACAAGTCCACACCCGACAAGCCACAGTGCAAACCACCAGTCGTCAGCAAACCCGAAAACGACTTGCTCCAAGTGTGGTGGTGGAGGTGGCGGCGTCACTCGGGGATCGTCCAAATATCCTTGGTGAAACCAGACGTAGATTCCGCCAATCAGCGAAAATATTCCAAAAAAGAAATGGTTCCAGTGACGTGTGATCTCTATCCACGGATTACTGTCACTAGGTAATTTCAGCATTCTCTCACCCCTTCCCGACAATCAATCCCAAAAGAAAAGCACCGGCAACTAGAACTAAGCCTGTGGCGTAGTAGAAGTATCGGTGCTCCCAGAGTTTTTTGCTGACCCTAAGATATTTTTGACATCTTCTTGCAGGTAGACCGGAACCTCGTCAATAGTGCGGCCCCCATCTAAGACGTTAGCGGCGTAGATTGCTGAAAGTGCTGAGAATTTGAAATTTAACATAATTGATTATCTCCTTATTTAGTTGATTGTAGCTGGTCTAGTGCGATTTGAGTGTCGCTGCGGAAAGGCACGGGGACTTCTTCAATTGTCCGGGTACCTTCTACGATAGCTTGTGCATAAATTTGTGCTAATGCCGAAAATGCCATTACTTCACCTCCCCAGCAGCTGAGCTAGCAGGGGCCGCAGAACTTGTATCAGTTGCAGTAGTGGTAGTTGTGCCAGTTACTGGCAATTGCGATGACAGGTAGTCAACGGCTTCCATCAGGCCATGCTGAGTCAAATCGTTGGCCGCCTTTAGGCTAGCAATTTCTTTGGCCTTTTCAGCGTTGTCTTGAAGAAGCTGCGTGGTCCCATCGTATACAGTGGGCACGGACTCATCGTCTACGCTCCGCTCCTGCGCTTTTCCGTCATCATCCGTATACGACTCGGACTTTTGCTTAACCATTTTCCATCCGAAAAAGATATGGTCACCAAGCTGAACTCCTGGCATCTGATACACCGCGAATCCATCAGGAATGGGTCCAGTCAGTGTAGCGTATTCGTCGTTTGCTGCCATGCGAAATTACCTCCTTAGCCTGTTTGATAGTACAAACAGGCTTCATATATTTCATATAGAAACCATAGCTATTGGAATGCTTAAGCCAGCCCCAGTACGCAATGATGCTTGACGCATCAAATCGGTTAAGACCTGGCTTCTTGGAAATTTTAGCCATTCGACGTTTGATTTTTAACGCGTTTCGGCGACGTAAGGTCGCGTGATCTCGGTACAATCTCATTCCCAAAAAATCAATCGGACGACTGTTTACCTTAAATACTTGCCAATTTGGCTTGACTTCTAAGCACTCATCAGCCAGATACTTAGCAATTCTTTGCTCAACGCGGTGCAGCTTTTTCTTGTTTGGGCCCAGCAATACTAAATCATCAATATTACGCACAAGGTACGGAATCTGTAAATCATCCTTGATGTAGTGATCTAAGTCCTGCAAGAAGAAGTTTGCAAACCACTGGCTAGAATAGAAACCAATTGGGAGGCCCTGCTTGAACTGGTCAACCAGTGTATCTAGCAGCCAGAGAACGTCACGGTCTTTAATTTTTCGTCGAAATTTGGCCTTCAAAACCGCCGTATTGACTGATGGGTAAAACTTATGCACATCCATTTTTAGACAATACTTTGTGTTCTTAGGGTCGTTTTGCAGCCACTTTTTAACCGCTTTTTGACCCATTGAAGTACCACGATGTGGGATTGACCCCACGCTGTACTCATACATTCCCTTCAAAAAGATAGGCTGCAGCACTAGCATGGTGGCCCACTGAATCACTTGATCAGGGTAAAACTGGGGTTTGGCAATTGTCCGTGTTTTCACCTTGTCACGAATGACGCGCCGAATTACGTTGTTCGGAACGTATTCATGATCTACTAGCATGTCGTGAAGCTTCATGATGTAAAAATCCTTGTTAGCAAGAATCCGAGCGACGCCCTTACGGCTTCGCTTCCCTCGAGATGATTCATCAATTGCGAGCTCCAAATTATCCGAGCTCACAATTTTTTCGAACAGGTTTCCATATCGTTTCATTTGGTTCCTCCTTTCACATTAAATACGCGTTTATGCGGTTAACTATCCTTATTGGCTTCAAGAACGTTCGACATTGCTACTAGCTCCTGCTTTGAGCAGCCTGATTTTTGCCAAGTGGCAAGGAAAATTCGATGCATTTTATGATGCACAAGCTTAAGGAGACGCGACCCGTGGTTCACGTTCGAGTTCGTCGAAGAGTTGTTCAGGTTCCAGTAGAACGCCCCGCCGTTGCTATCCGTGCCGTTCCAGTAGTCGCGCACCGAAAATCCCTAAAATAAAGTTCCCGGGGGAAAGGTAGTCAGNGTAATAGGTTGATGCTGACCCGGAGGCCGCGGTANCAAACTGAGCGAACGGGTGGTTTGAATCATATCCCATTTTAGAAATCCAGCCTGTAGCAGTGGTGTAGCTAAGTGCCTGGTATGGGGCGGCAAACAAGTCTGATTGGNATTTGTTCGCATCATCGCATACCCAAACATTTGCTCCCGTTAAGTTAACCCCGTCAGTCCACTGATACAGATTGCCGTACATATTCTCGATGCCACGGTAATCCATCGGCCCCGTGCTTGTAGCGTATCCAGATGACCCAGCGTGATTAGAACCGGTGCCGTTGGTCTTGGCTGAACCACTTGAACCATTGCCTAGGTTTCCGTGCATGATACTCTGAGAATCGAGTGTGGCAAACTCGATAAGAAAAAGAACTTGCCATACATCAACAACGTGAATATCAAGCAGCTGATAGCCATCGCCGTTGGCCTTTGCATCCGCACGAAATGAACCGATCGTTAAGCTGGCGGTTGCTGTCACTCCACTCTTAGACTGCA